ATTAAAATTTCCTATTATCATATTGATATAAAAAAACCTAGCTAAATTAATAGCTAGGCTTTTAGTCCTCTCTTGTTTATTTGTTTGTATCTACTGTTACTTTTGTGTATTGGTTACTGTTATCTATCTCTTTTTGTGTTTCTTCTATTTGCTTCTGATGATTATCTAAATCCTCTTGTGCTTCTTCTACTTCTTCTTCCATATTAGACATCATATCTTCTATTGACTCTATTACCATATCGCACTCGTGACCTGCTTCTGACGCCTCGTCCATTGCATAATCTGCTTGACTTTTAGCTTCATCTGCATAGCTTTCTGCACTCTCTACTTTGTACTGTAAATCTTTTACTGTATTTAGTAAAGACTTCATAATATCTAGGGATATATTATTATTAGTATTTCCTTGTAATGCTACTATTTTTTCTTCAAGTTCTGTACGATGACAATCAAGTAGTTTAGATAGTTTATCTACTATTTTACTGTCATTTATAAGACCTTGAACACACTCTCTTACTATTTTATTTTCCATGATAAGTTCGCTTTCTTTTTGTTGTTTTTTCGTGTTATTGTGCTTGAAAACACTTAATAATATATCATATATATAACTAATAAACAACATATATATATTTATTAGGTTAATGTATAAAAAAGTATTATATTATTATTGCGAACTAAAACAAATAAAAGGAAGTAGTAATATGAATCAGAAAAAACAAGTAAAAATAAATATGAATGAGGATTGCAAGTTTTTGGCAGACTTAAATAATAATAATCAAATAGGTATATATAACTTAATAACTTCTATTGGTGGTGTAAAATTATTCACTAAAGGCATTAAACCAAATCGTAATTGGACGTTAAAGTCGGTTAAAAATTATTTTGGTTTAAGTGGTAACACTCAAAGTATTTTAAAACAGTTGGAAACCTTACACGCTATTATATTAGGAAGGAAGTAATAATATGAATAAGAGAAAATTACAAGCAGTTATAAACCGTATTCAAGATGATGTAAACGCACTAGAAACATTATTAAAAAGTAAATATAAAAAGCGTGAACAGTTAGACGTTGACGTAATTAAGGTATTCAACTTAAGAGGTGAAGTTGTACACGTTGACGCGTACCATATAGACCTAGAAATAAAAAGCATAGACGGTAGTATTGGAGCATATGGAGATGTATTAAAAAGACTTGATATGCTAAAAGAATCAATAAAAGGAGATAAATAATATGTATGAAGACGAAACAGGCTTAATATTGTGCCATTATTGCGAAGACCCCGCAGTTAGTAGAATTACAGGTATAAGTGATATGTATATCTGTAATGATGAAGAATGTGCGAAAGCATGTTTATTTGACAACTTAGGCGAAGAATCAATAGAATATTAATAGATAACTTATAAATAAAGAGTATAACAAAAGGGAGTATATAAAAATGATAGGAACACATAGAACAACCATAGCAAATGTACCAATGGAAACAGAACAGTCTAGACTAATAGTGACGTTTCATAATACCGCAGTTGTACAAGTAGTTAATGATAGATATGTAATATTAAATAGTGGCGGTTGGAGTACGCCAACTACTAAGCGTAGAATGAACCAAGCTTCAGATTTATATAAATTAAATTACTTAGTATATCAAAAGGGTTGGGTATGGTATGTGCAAACACCAAAACAAATATCCGAGTTTAAGGATAATATTATTGTAGATAAATACACAGGTGATATACTATATAGACTTCCATAGTTCGCACTATACAAAGCCCACAACAACCCCACAAAAAAAGCCCCGACGTAATGGTTGGGGCTTGTCTTTTACTAAACAATTATAAAATTCTAGCTAACTATTATAATGTTGGATTTTTTACAGAATTTTCAACCTAACTACGAGGGTACCACAGGTTTTTAACGGGGTGGGGGCAGGTAAAACAACAGTCACACACATTCTAATACTATTTTTAAAAGTTTACTATTTTTTTTCTTACTATAGTTTAATATAGCTGTTTTGGTGAGTTTTGGGTAGAGACTATCTAATCCCCTTATAATAAATACAAAGAGATTAGTCTCAATTCCCATATAGCTGTTTCGGAGCCTGTTTATTATGGTAGGGTAATCTTTTCTGTTACTAGCTCAATTACCTTCGACTTGCTTCTGACTGTGTAACTAATCCCCTTCTAGTAGTCAATTGTTGTGCGCTATACGCTAGAAGTGTCTAACCAACCCATATAGCGCAGTAATATTACTAAAAATAAATATTGTATGCAATAATAATTAATTGAATGTATATTATTTTAATGGAAATCAAAAAGATAAAAGGTGTAGAACACAGGCTATATGATAGTCATGAAGAGTTTTGTGCCTTTCAGGGTGCATTAACACCTAAACCTGACTGGCGTAAGGCTAATGAAGGTGATTGGGTTTACACAGATGACCATTATGTAGTGCAAATCCTTAAAGTATACTACATTACAGTCCCCAACTCTAAAGAAAAACGTAAGTGTGTGCGAACAATATGCGGTAGTTTTGTATGTAAGCAGAAAAATGCGCAGATATTAGGGGAAAATGGCGTTGCAGAGAACATATATACGTTTTCTGGCAATTATAAGTCTATAAATAAAATACGTTCTACTAAATTGTCATCTAAAAAGCTATTATTTGCTAAATATGTAGCGGCAGGGATAGATATGGAAGAAGCTTACAGTCGTGTGTACCCTAAAGCTAACGATAAGCAGTATATCCGCAATGCGGCTAACAAATTACTACAACAAAAGAAGGTAATGCAAATGGTAAAAGAAGAAATATCATTAATATTAAAAGAAGAGGGTGTTACACCAGAATATATTATACAAAAGTATAAAGATATAGCAGATGTTTCAGAAAGAGACCAAGACAGACTTAGAAGCTTAGATGCTTTAGCTAAGATGTCTGGTTTATTTGAAACAGAAAAGAAACGTGAAGAACTAACTGTATGGGCTGGTTTTAGTCCTGAACAACTGGAGGCTATTAAAGGTGGGGAAACCAAAGTACTTGCACATAAAGAAAAAGAGTGATATATCTGATAAGGTAGACCCTTGTCCTATATGCGAAAAGAATTTATACTATGATGAAGATTGTAGTAAAAGAATAGGCGTTATAGAGCCAAATGGTGAGATAGAATCATGGAAATGTCCAGCATGTAAATCAGAGTTTGATTTAGAGGATAATATTTTGTATATTTATGGCAGCGAAACAGAAGGTGGGCAAGCATGAAGGTTAAAGATGCAAGACTAAGAAGAGCAGGAGTTAGCGGTTATAACAAGCCTAAGCGTACACCTGGACATCCTAAAAAGTCTCATATTGTCGTTGCTAAAGAAGGTGACAAAATAAAAACTATAAGATTTGGGCAGCAAGGAGTTAAGACTGCTGGCAAACCTAAAGCAGGCGAGTCTCAAAAACAAAAGAACAGAAGAAAGTCTTTTAAAGCTAGACACGCTAAAAACATCGCTAAAGGCAAAATGTCTGCTGCATATTGGGCAGATAAAGAAAAATGGTAAGGAGTTTGTATGGCTAGAGGTAAAAAAAGTACTGTTAACAAAGCAGGTAACTATACTAAACCAACTATGCGTAAAAGACTTTTTGAGTCTATAAAATCTGGTAGCAAAGGCGGAAGAGCAGGGCAATGGTCAGCTCGTAAAGCACAAATGCTAGCAAAACAATATAAAGCTAAAGGCGGAGGCTATAAATAGTGACGCTAAAAAAGCCTCAAAAATCATTAAAAAACTGGACAGAGCAAGAGTGGGACTATATTAGTGCTTCAGATAGAAGGAAGCCTAAATCAGAAAGAGGAAGGTATTTACCTAAATCTGTTAGAAAAACTTTAACACCATCTCAAAAAGCTGCTGAAAACAAAAAAAAGAAAACAGCAACCAGAAAAGGAAAGCAAAAAGCTAAATATGGTAAAGCTGTTAAAAGCAAAATGAAGGGGATGTATTGATAGACAAAAAGATTTCATTAGGTTCAATCCTAACAATAGCATCAGTTTTAATAGGAGCAGCAATATCGTATGGTATTAACTCTAACAAAGTAGAAAATATTAATACTGAACAAATAAAAGTAGTTAAACGAGTACAGTCTAATGAAAAAAGTATAGTTAACTTAAAAATTAGTGTTGCTAAGATAGAGACACAGTTAGATGATAGATTTGATAGATTAGAAGATATACTTATGGGTTTAGAATAATGAAGTCTTTATTAAAAACTTTACAAGAAGAAACTTATTAAAAATTATATTTATGGAGTTAAAATGAAAATTAAAGGTGTAGATGTATCAAGTTTAAATATTAGACAAAGAAATGCTATGAAAAGACATTCTGTTCATCATACAGGCAATCATTTAAAGTCTATGGTTGATGCTATGAAAAAGGGTGCAACATTTGGCCAGTCTCATAAAATGGCTATGAAAAAAGTTGGCAAGTAGTTGATAGTGTCTAAGTTTATAGTAAATGCTATAGCAACAAAATTAGCTAAACATTTTAGTTTAGATAAAATTATGTCATATGTATTTGATGAAAATGATTTAGATAAGAAAGTCAAAGAGATTGAAGGTAGGATTGAGTTACTAGAAGTAATGCAACAATTGCCTAAGAAATTTAAATGTGAATGTGGTAAGGAGGGATAATGCCAAGATTTGGAAGTAGGTCCAGAAAAAACTTAGCAACATGCGATGAAGATTTACAAGATTTATTTAATGAAGTTATTAAACACGTTGATTGTTCGGTTATTTGCGGGCATAGAAATAAACAGGAGCAAAACAAAGCTTTTGAAGAGAAAAGAACTAAAGTCAAATATCCTAATGGTCGTCATAACGCTAAGCCTTCTATGGCTGTTGATGTTGTTCCCTATCCTATTGATTGGGATGATAGAGAGCGTTTCCACCTTTTTGCTGGCTTTGTCTTGGGCATTGCTCAGTCTATGGAAATAAATATTCGCTGGGGAGGCGATTGGAACAAGAATTTTGAGGTGGATGATAATAATTTTGATGATTTTCCTCATTTTGAATTATTAAAAGAGTTTTAAAGGAGATAAAATGGCAAATTATGATAAAAATAAACAAAAAGGATTCACATTCGATGATT